GAACCCCGGGCAGGTGCAGGCCTTCGCGCCGCCAACCGTGAGCGCGGACCTTTACCGCTACTTAACCGACCTCGGCCCCATGATGACCGAAATGTCAGGCGCCTCGCAAATGAGCGTGGCGAACCAGAAGCCCGGCGGCGTCACGAGCGGGATCGCGCTTCAGACCCTCGACGACGTGGAGAGCGAAGGCTTCATCGCGCTGCATCGCGCGTGGCAAGACTGGCACGTGACGCTTGCCAGACTTGGAATCGCAGCCGCGGCAACCGTTGCGGAGAACGATCCGGGATTCAGCGTGCGCGTTCTCGGCAAAGGCCGCGCGCAGAATGTGCGATGGAACGACGCGGAGCTTGACGCAGAGGACTACGAGATCCGCGTCATGCCAACGAGCCAATTCGCGCGCGATTTCGCAGGCCGAATTGACCAGGCCGAAAAGCTCCTACAGCTTGGCGCCTTGACGATCCCGCAGTTTCGCGACGTGCTTGACCTTCCCGATCTTCAGGCCGAAACGGATCTAGACCTTTCATCGCGCCACATCATCGAGAGGAACGTTGACGCGATCTTGACGAAGAACGTCCCGATCATCGCGGAGCCCTTCGACGACCTCGCGATGATTCTCGAATTCGGGCCGAAGGCCTACAACCTCGCGCGCCTTGAAGACGCCGACCCGATCGCCCTGGAGCTCCTTCGCCGCTACATCATGAGCGCGCAGGATCTCATGCCGAAACCGCCAGAACCCCAGCAACCAGCTATGCCGGAAATGATGCCCCAATGAACATCGAGCTATCCGCACCAGTCAGCACCGCCGTCGAAGCCACCGAGGCCCCCGCCCAATTCATGGGAACGGACGGCGCAAGCCGTGGAGCGCGCCGCGCCGCGGCCCTCGCTTCGCTTCAGAGCGACGCGCCTAGCGGCGACGACAGCAGCTCCGACGACAGCAGCGACACGGACGCACCCGCGCCGCGCGAACGCCCCGCCATGCTCCCCACAGAGCCCGCAGCGAGGGACGACAAGCCCGCCGAGGAAACGCGCCTTTCAACGGCCGTGCGCGCGCGCGAAAAGGCCTCACGTGTCCGACGCGAGGCCGAGGCCGAACGCGCCGCGGTAGCGCGAGACCGCGCCAGCCTCGAAGCCGAACGCCGAGAGATCGCGCAGCTCCGATCCGCGCGCGAGACGCTCGCAAAGGATCCGCTCGCAGGCCTTAAGGAGCTCGGCCTGGACATGCGCGATCTTGTCGAACGCGCCGCGATTGACGGAACGCCCGACGCGCAGATCCGCGAATTGCAACGCCGCCTGGAAGCTCAGGAGCGCGCCGTTGAAAGCGACCGGGCAGGCCGCGCCAACGCGGACATGCAGGCGCGCCGCAGCACAGCCGAGGCCGAATTCAAGGCGATCGCGTCATCCGAGGAATCGTACCCGTTCCTTGCCGCGCGATCGGAGCTTTACCCGGATCTCGTCAAGCAACAGGCCTACCAGCTTCAGGACGACTACTACAAGCAGACGGGCAAAGTCCCGACCCTGAACGAGATCGCGGAAGCGCTGGACTACTTGGCCGGCGAAGAGTATCGTCACACGCACGAGCGCCAAGTTCGACGCGGCACCAACACCAGCCGCGACACCGGGACCGCACCCGCAGCCGTCAAAGCGAAGCCCTCGCGCACCCTGGCAGCAGCCAAGGCCGGCGAGAAGTCCACGGCGACGGCCACAACGGCCAACATGAGCAGAGACGAGCGCAAAGCGTTCGCGCTGAACATGCTTCGCAGCGGACGACTCTAACGGCACCGCAGCACCCAGAGCGAGAGGGAACCCCCATCCCCTCGCTTTGGAGCCCGCCACATGGCCGCGATCGACATCACCTCAGCCGCGAAGATCATCAAGTTTCTTTATCCCGACTATACGGTTCCCCGTGAGCTTCGGAAGAACAACCCGTTTTACAGCTTGCTCAAGAAGAACACGAACTTCGTCGGTAAGTCCGTCGAAGTCCCGTTGACGATCAACAGCACGCAGGGAGGCGGCGCAACCTTCGCCGGCGCAAAGACCGCCAGCGAAGCCACCGCGTCATACGCGAACACCTACGCGAGCTTCACGCTTACGCGCAAAACTGACTACTCGCTCGCAAGCATCGGCGGCGAAGCGATGAAGGCCGCGGTTAAGGACCAAGGCGCCATGGTGGACCTTTTCCAAGACACCATGGACCTCTCCATGTTCACGGCGATGCGGTCGATCTCGCGTCACCTGTTCCGCGACGGCACCGGCACGATCGGCCGCGTTGCCTCGATCTCGACGGCAACCGTCACGTTGTCCACGCCTTCCGATGCGTACAACTTTTCGATCGGTGAGCGCATCAGCGTGTTTTCTGGCACCGGCGGCACGGCGTACATGTACGACACCGAGATCAACAGCACGATCACGACGCCGCTTACCGTGACGGCCGTAGACCGCAAAGCCGGCACCGTGACGCTTTCGAGCGGCACCAGCATCGTGGCCGGGCACTACCTCGCGCGCGCCACGGATCGCACGCTTGCGACCACTGACGCGACCGTGTTCACCAATTCCAAGGTGATTACCGGCGTTAAGCAATGGCTTGCAGGCAGCGCGACAGGCGCAGCTACGGGCCTCAACGTGGGCGCGTTCCTTCCCGCCGACCTTTACGGCGTGACCCGAACGACCGATAAGAGCAGCCTCGCAGGCAGCTTGCTCGATTGCACCGGCGCGAGCCCGGACGAAGCGATCTTGCAGCTTGTCTCCGACATCAGCGCCGAAGGCGGAATGCCGGATCATTGCTTCCTGAACCCCCGCGACTTCGCGTCGCTGAACAAATTCCTCGGATCGCGCGTCGTTTACGGCCGCGCGGAAAACGTGGACCAAGCGGATTTCGGCTTCCAGTCAATCGTGCTTCAGGGCGATTCCGGCCCCGTGAAGTGTGTCTCCGACATCAACGTTCCGCAGTCCGAGATCTTCGCGCTGCAACTCGACACGTGGGATCTCTTTTCCCTCAACGCCGCGCCGCACATCCTCGACTACGATCAGAATAACTTTCTGCGCGTGTCCGACGACGACGCCTATCAGATCAGGATCGGATCGTACGCGAACCTTCGTTGCCGCGCGCCCGGCTTCAATGGCCGCGGAAACAACTACCTCGCAACGACGGTGTACTAATGGCCGGCCGTGCCTTCCAACCGCTTCTCGGAACCCTCGACCCCGGCGTAGTTACGCTTGGGATTTCGTGGGCACCGAACGGATCTAGCGCCGTTGACGCCACGACCATCAAAGGCCGCGGAGTCGCGAGCGTCACGCGAAATTCAGCCGGTGTCTTTACCGTGCTTTTGCAGGACGTTTACGCTTCCGTGCTCGCAGTCGTCGCAACAGCGCAGCTCGCAACAGCCGCGGACATTGTGGCCCAAGCCGGCACCTCGACGCTTACCGCTAGCGGCAAATCGATCGTGGTGACGCTTCTCGCGGGCGCCGTAGCAACCGACGTTGCAGCTAACGCGAATAACCGCGTGAACCTCCTTCTCATCCTCAAGAATTCGAGCGTTTAAGTGAAAGCGCCCGCACTCTTGATCGCCCTTGGCAAACGCCGCGGCATGGAAGACGACGAAGAAGAGGCCCCCGCGTCAAGCGAGGGCAGCTACTCGCGCGAAGAGAAAGACGCCATGGCCGGCGACCTTCTCGACGCGATCGAATCGAAGAACAAGGCCGCCGTGTATGATGCGATCGAAACGATCGTTATGGCCTGCGGAGAATAAGCTATGGCGCGAAGTCGAACACTCGGAGACATGCGATCGGATGTTCGGCTTCGCGCCGATCTTGTCGGCAACCTTTTCGTTACCGACGCGGAGATCAACGAGTACCTGAACCAAGGTATCGCGGAGTTTTACGATCGGCTTGTGGGCGCCCGCGGTCAAGAATACGTGGCGACCGAGCAGATCATCACGACGACCGGCGTGGAGGCCTACGCGCTACCGGCCAACCACTACGAGACGATCTATGTGGAACTTGACCTTGGAGGCCCGCGAACGCGCCTGACGAGCTATTCCATGCACGAGCGCGCCGGCATCATCGGAGCGACAACGACCGGCACACCGATCGCGTTCCGATTGCAAAACGCGAACATCAGCTTCTTGCCCGCGCCCACCGCGGGATTCACGATCCGCCATTGGTACCAGCCCGCGAGCCCGCGCCTTGTGGCCGATGTCGACAGCGTGGACGGCGTGGACGGCTGGGAAGAATACGCGATATGGAGATCGGTCGCTTACTGCCAGCAGAAAGAGCAGATCGATCCATCGTTCTCGATGGGCATGGTGCAGCAGATCGGCGGCCGCATCGACCGCCTCGCGCCCTTCCGCGCGACGAACAACACCGAGCGCGTAACCGACGTTTACCGATCGCGCGCGTTCGATATGGACCCTAGCCGATACTTGCCGCGCCCGTGACGCTGCGCACAATACCGACGCGCGTTCTGCGAACCCAAGAGGCCGCGACGACCGACGCGCAGCGCCAAGCGCAGGCCGGAATCACGCGAACCAACGCGGCGATCGAAAGCGTCAACGCGCTTGCCAAGGTTCCCTTCGGCGACGGTCAATTTCTCACGGTCCCAGACGGCACCGGAGGACGCAAGGAGCTGATCGACTTCCTTGTAGCCGGCACCTTCGCGATCCCTCACACGCTAGGCCGACCCGTTCAAGGCTTCGTCGTTGTGGACGTGCAGCAGAGCGGCAACCATCGCGTGCGACGCAACGCCCGCACGCGATCGGAGGATGCCGTAAGCATCGAGCTTAACGTTCAGGCGATTTGTTCGCTCAAAATCTGGGTATGGTGACGCATGGTTGACGCAGCAAAACCGGGCGAAGGAACGATCGTACGCGCAGACTTCGGCGGAGGCATCGACCAGAGCGCAGACGCATGGAAGGTCCCGCCCGGCGGCCTTTCCCTGCTCAAAAACGGCCGCCTGGACAAAGCGGGCGCGGTACGGAAGCGAACCGGCTACCAGCCGATCGCGGCCCCGCTCGCAACCCCAGGCGCACCGATCGCGGCGATCGGCACGAGCACCATGGCGACGGTGATTGACCGCGCGCGCGACAATGCGATCGACGATGGCCTTTACGGCGGAGCGTTCGCGAACCGAATCGCCAACGAATGCGCGTATGTTGCTCGCAGTTACACACCCGGAGCCGCGACGACGTGGACAACGACGGGCGCAGTCTCGGACGTTATCGGCGACGTGGTGAATTTCGACGCGACCGCGGGAGGTCAAGACGAGGCCTTCGACGTGTGCGCGGACGGTAACTTTATCTTCGTCGTTTCGATCACGCCAGCCAAGCAGATCCTTGGAGCAACCAAGCCGCCCGTCACAGTCACGTTGACGCAGTACGACGCGACGACGCTTGCAGTTATCGATCGCCGCGTGCAAAGCCTCCCCGGCCACGTCTACCCCAAAATCGTCGTTTGCCCGGCCACGTCAACCGTTGTCGTTTCGTCAATCGAGCCCGTGCGGACCACCGTGGGATGGCCTAACGTGGTCGCAGCGGCGAACATCCTACTTTATTCCGCGGGATACTCATCGGCAGGCCTGACGGCGTTCACGTTTTACGTCACAGGATACGCGGCCGATTGCGACTGGATTGAAGCTACGGCGTTTCGTTACTCGACCTCGGAACGGTACCGGCCGCTTGCGCCGTACGATCTAACGATCGACGGGACAAAGCTATACATCGTCGGCTTTTCAACGCGCGCGCTCAACTATTTCGTGCAGGCGTACGACGTGGGCGCGTCGATCCTAACCTTCGGCGGACAGGCGTATTTCGCGACGACCATGAAGCGCGCGCCGATCGCGCTATCGATCGAAAACGACGGCGCGGGAGTTATCGCCGTGGTGGCGATGAACGCGCTTCTCAACATGGCGGCTTCTCCGTTCTGGCAGACCGCAGACGGAGAGATCGAGATCGTGACCGTTTCCACGTCAAGCTTGACGCGAATCGCGTGGAACCTCACGCCGATCGTGCGCGCCGCGGCATTGTGCCTCATCACGCCCGGCAGCCTCACGATCGCGCAAACGCGCGCCACGTCTGGCGGATACGCCGTGTGGAGCGCGTTCGTGGAGATCCTGCAATGGGACGGCGCGACGCCTTCAGTGTACGCGCACTACGTCCACGAGTTTTCGATCCGCAGCGGGCCTTTCGTTCCCGGCACCGTGGATTCGGAGTCGTTCCTTTCCAGCTCGACCCCGACCGCGCGCGCGTTCACCCTTGCGTACTACGCCACCGTCAGCAGCTCGCAGCGGATCCCCGTGCGCCTTCCGCTTGGCGTGGGCGCCTCAAAGTGTTCGTGGCTTGGCCGCGATCTTTCGTCGAACGAGCTTCGCACCGACTTCGCCGCAAACTACCCCGGCAACATCGGCACCGCGATCCTTTGCGGCCCGATTGACCGCCGCCTAACGTTGTGCGCGTCGCCCCTCGGAACCGTCGTTCCGCGCCTTTTGCCGACCGCACCGCCGCGCCCGTTTTTGTCGCTTGGCGTGTGGCACGTCCCGCACCGGCAGGCCCTCGACGGGTCCGGCGGATTCGCATTCGGAGCGATCCGCCTTTCGCAGCGAGCGCCCGGCGATTCGCTTGGGTGCGTCGTGAACGGCGTTCCGGCCTCAGCCGGCGGCCTTGTGCAGACGCTCGACGGCAAAGAGGCCGCGCCAACGGCGATCGTGGATCGCCCCTACATCGGCGCGATCGTTCAGAGTACAGCCGGATCACCCGTAGACTTCGATCCGGGCGATTATCTAGTGCAGGCCGTTTACGCATGGCGTGACGCAAGCGGGGCAATCCACCGATCGACGCCTTCGGATCCATATCGCTTGACTGTAGCGGTCGCGAGCTTGCTGGACACGTGGACGATCTACGCCGCGACCGGGAGCTTTACCGGCCGCACTGACGCGATGATTGAATTCTACGTCACGGAGCCCAACGGTACCGTGCTTCGTAAGTGGTTCGCGAACCCGGTGCTACCCGCGATCGGATACGCGGTCACTACCATCCGAGACGCCGGCACGCTTGCCAGCAATTCGATCGGCCTCCCCGACCTCGACGCGCCAACGATCTACACAACCGGAGGCGTGCTTCCGTTCGTCCCCGTACCTTCCGCGCGTTTCTGCGTCCCGTACCGCAACCGCCTTGTAACCGGAGGCGCCGACGACGCGCGATCGATCTACTACGCCAACGCGCCAACGGCCGCACAAGCGCCGTCTTTCGCCGTAGGCGGCATCCTGCGACTTGAGCACGAAACGCGATGCAGGGCCGCGGGCACGGTCAACGACAAATTGATCCTGTTCTCTGACTTCGGAATCTACGCCGTATACGGCCAATTTCGCGACGAGACGGGCGCCGGTGGAGCGCTTAGCGACCCGGAGTCAATCCATGACGCGCTTGGATGCACGCAGCCCGCCAGCGTGATTTCTATTTCGCCCGGCCTTGTGTTTTTCGGATCAGACGACCGCTTTTACCTCATCGACGACAAGCTAGGATTGCAGCCAATCGGCCTGAAGGTCCAGGAGCTAACGGGCGACGTTCCGAACGCGGCCGGCCTGTACGGATTCAACCAGGTGCAATCGGTCGTTCACGTTGTAGATCAGCGCGAGCTTCGCTTCTTCATGTACTCGCCCGCGGCCGTCAACAACGGGATCCTCGTGTACAACTACCAGATCGACCAATGGTCGTTCGACAAGGCGGCCTTTCCCCAAGGCCCCGCGTATTTTTGGGGCGGAGCCTGCTACCTCGGAGCCCTTGGCGTGCTTTCAGCTTCGGCCGCGTCGTGGTGCTTGGACGCCGGCAGCAGCTACTACGACGGCACCACGTGGATCACCCTCGACGCGACAACGACATGGATCCAGCCAGCCGGATCCCAGGCCTACAATCGGTTTCGCAACTGCGAATTTCTTGGCCGCAGCGTAGCCGCGCACAACCTCACGATCGAGGCCTACACCGACTTCGACGAGGCGACGATCAAAGGCACCGGAACATGGACCGCGGCGCAACTCGCGCCAATCGCCTCGACCTCATGGCCCGCCCAAGTCAAGCTACAGATCGGCAGCCAGAAAACGCAGTCCGTCAAGATCCGAATCTACGACGCCGCGCCGATCGGTGCTACGACGGGCGAAGGCCCCCAGCTTATCGGCCTCGCGATCGAGGTTCTTCCCCTCGGAGGCGCGACGCGCCTTCCGGCAACACGAAAGCGATAAGCATGGGATTCCTGAACGACGCGGGCAACTTTTTCAGCGACGCAGGCGACAAGGTCAAGGACATGGCCGTGGGCCGCGACGTGCCCACCACGCGCGTCCTTGGCGTGGGCAACATCGGCGAAGATCCGACGAACGTAGAGGACGAGTACCAGCGCCGCGTGCGCGAACTCTACAACGGGCAATCGCGGAATGACGAACGCTTCCATGCAGGTCTGCAAGAGAATCGGATCCTCGGAGCGATGCAGCCGTCAACCGTTGCCTCGCAGGCCGCTAGGGCGCAAGCCATGGAAGCCGGGCGGCAGACGCTTGGCGCAGCTTCCAGCGCAGCGGGCGCCGCCGGTATCCAGACGGCAGGCCTTGGCGGCCTTGGCGCAGGCGCCGCGCAACAATACGGCATGCAGGCCGCGGCCCAGGTCACGGCTCAAGAGCAGCAGCGCAACGCGCTTGCCCAAGCGCAGATGGCGGAGCTACTTCGCCAGCAGCGCATGAGCAGCATGGGCCTTGAGCGCGCGGACTACGCGCAGGCCCTTGGCAGCAGCCGCGCGCTTCTCGCGCCGGAGCTCGCACAGCAGTCCGGAGCCGCGCAGAACGAAGCCGCGCGGCAGGAGCGCCAATTTGGCGCAGCCGTGGGCGCGATCGGATCCGGCGCGTCCTACGCATTTTCCCCATCAGCGCCGAAGAAGCCCTAAATGCCCTACGAACCGCCAAACGCCTACAGTCCCGGCCGCGAAAATCGCGTGGACCCTACCTCGTGGCAAGAATCCGGCGCGCAGTATGTTCCGCCGAACGCGGCAGAATACGCGCAGCAACAGGCCGAGCGCGCCTACCGCAGCCCGCAGCAGCAAGAGCAGGCGTTTTACGATCAGCAAATGGGCGGCCTGCGAAACCTCGCAGCGAACGCCGATACGCGATTCGCGAACGCCCGCGCCGCGCAGGAATCGGCCGTGGGAACGCTTGGCGAGCGAGCCGGCACGCTTCAAGGCAGCGCCGCGCTTATGGCCGCGCAACAGGCAGGCGAGAGCGCACAGGCCCGCGCCATGGTCGCAGGCCGCACGCCGTACGGCGCCAAAGGAGCCGGCCCCGAAGCCGCGATCCTCGGAGGCCAGATCGGCCAAGTGCAGGCCGCGCAGCTTGGAGGCCTGGAGCAAGAGGCCGCGCAGCGACAAGCCGCGTATATGCGCGGCATTGGATCGCTTAGCCAAGGCCTCGCAGGCGAGGCACAGGAACGACGAGCGACCGAAGCGGAGATCCAGCGAGACATGCAACTAAGATTCGCAGCCGCGCAGCAACTCGCAGCCAGCCAGCAAGAACAGCAGGCGAAGAACAACGCGGCCGCGATGGGCCGCCTTGGCTCGGCAGGCGGCGCCGTGCTTGGCTTCGTGGCCGGCGGCCCAGCAGGCGCAGCCGTGGGCGCAAAACTTGGAGGCAGCATCTAATGGATCCCGAAATTCTCGGATACCAAGGCGCGCCCTACGCGCCGGACTATCAGCCGTCGCTTGACGAGCAGCTTTCCGCCATGCCACCGCCGCAGGTGCTTGGATCCGTTGCAGCGCCGCCAGAAGGCCCCGGCGTCAGCTACACGCCGATCCTTGGCGGCCAACAATATTCAGCGCCGCCACCCACGAGCAGCGCAAACGCCACCGGCCCGCTTTACACGCCAGCGCCGAACGCCTCGTTCATGCCGACGGCAGCGCCCAGCGCGGCCCCCACAGCGGCCCCGCAGCCAACGGCCGCCGCAGCGCCCGCAACCCCGCCACGAGGCGCCCAGGCGCCACGAGCGGCAGGCCCCGCCAAGCTCAGCGAGATCGGGCAGATTCAAGAGAAGGTGGCAGGCGCGCGCGTCACGGCCGCAGGCGAAGCGTTCAACGCCGCGGGAGATCGGATCCAGCAGACCGAAGACAACGTGACGGCCGCACAAGGCGTCGAAGCAAACGCCGCGGCCGCGCGCGCCGAACTTGCCGGAAAAGAGCTTGAGCAGGCGACAACGCGCGAGGGCGAGGCCGCTACAGAACGCGAGGCCCGACGCCAAGCCGCGGAAGAGACCACGGCAAAGCTCACAGCCGCGCAGACCGAGCTTGACGGAGCAAAGCTCGACATTGACGCGGCTTACGGAGGAGCGGCCGGCCGCATCTTCTCAGGCCTTGCCGTTGCGTTCGGATCGTTCGGCGCGTCAATGACCGGCGGCCCGAACTACGCTTTGCAAATCGTCAACGACCGCGTGAACCGCGAGATCGACGCGCAGAAGAACGAGATCGACAAGAAAAAAGGCAAAGTCAGCGAGCTAGGCCGCCTGCTACAGCAGAACGAAAACCTACTGGGAGACGCCACCGCAGCGCGCAAGCTGGCGCGCGCGCAAACGTACACGGCACTTGCGAGCGAAATGGAGAGCCGATACAAGGGCGCCGCGCTTGGCCCGCAGCAACGCGAGGCGATCAACACGCTGCGCGCAACCGCCGCGAACGAAATGGCTGGCCTCCAAAAAGACGTGGTTGAGACCGTTGCCGCGCGCGAACTTGTCGGAGCGAACGAGCGCCAAACGCAGCGCGTAGCAGCAGCGGCAGCCGCAGCCAAAGAGCGGGATCGCGTGCGTGCGGCCGACGAGAAGCGGCGCGATCAGGAATTCGAGCTATCTAAGATCGTCGTCAAGAGCGACGCGGATCGGAAGACCGCGAGCGTGACGACTCCAAAAGAAATGGTCGCACGCACTACAGATATGGCAAAAGAGCTGCAAAAAGACGGCGTTCTGAATTCTGCGAATCAGTATACGCAGCTTGCAAAAGGCATCGGGATGGACCCATCGACCGGAGCGACGATCGGCGACGCGCCGGGCCTCGGGATCTTCAACGCGGGCCCATTCACTGAACAAGGCGCGAGAAACAGGCAGCAGCTCGACAACTTGATTGAAGCGGTCGCCAAGGCTTCCGGCGGTGTCGTGACCGAATCCGATCGAAAGGTCGCGGAATCTCTGCTTAAAGGCACCGGAACAGCCGATTCGATAAGGCGCGGCCTGTATTCACTCGGGCAACGCCTGCAAGCAAACATCGCCACGCGGGCCGCCGGCGACCCGGAAGCTGCTCAAGAACTACAGACGCGACTTCCTGAACTCGCCTTCGTGCGCAGCATCGGGCAGCAGGGCAAAGCCGTTGCAGCCGGCGGCTTTTCCGCAGCGCCCCCACCGCCGGCCAAATAATGGCGACCGTAACCGTACAGCTCCCCGATGGATCCTTCGTCGAAGGCCCCGAGGAAAACCTAGCGCAGATCCAGCAGGCCGCGCCCGGCGCGAAAGCGCTTACGCCGGACGAGTACCGCACCGCCTACGCGACCCAGCAGATCCGCGAAGAAGAGCGCGGGACGATGGGCGCGATCAAGGCCGGCGCATCGGGCCTTGTCGAAGGCGCGACGGGCCTACCGCTCGCAGAGGCCGCGCAGGTCGCTTACGGCCGCATCATGGGCGGCGAGGAGGGCCAGCGCGAGGCCCAAGAACGCTTGCGAATCCGAGGCGAGGAACAGCAGGCCGCAAACCTCGCAGGGCAGGCGATCGGCTTTGGAGGCACGGCCGTTGCGAGCCTTGGCGTATCGGCCGAGCTGTCAACGGCAGCGCGCGGCGCGCGCTTGGCGACAGCCCCGGCACGCGGCATCATGGCCCTTGGCGAAGGCGCCGCAACGCTTGCCGCCAAGCAACTCGCCGAAGGCACGATCCGGCAAAAGCTAACCGCCGCAGCCGCGCGAGGCGCCACGGAAGGCGCGCTACTCGGGACCGGCGGCGTGCTTAAAGAAGCCACCGAAGGCCGCGAGATCACCGGCGAGCTCATCTTCGAGCACATCGCGAGCGCCACGCTTTTCGGCGCAGCCGGCGGAGCCGTGTTTAGCGGCCTCGGAACCGCAGCCACGGCCGCAGCCAAAAACGCCGGCATGGGCACCGCAGGCGCACTCGTGGGCGGCACGATCGGCGGCCTTACCGGCGGCCCCGTGGGCGCAGCCGTGGGCGCAGCCACGGGAACCGTTGCGGGCAAACTTCTAGGCAAGAGCGCAAGCGCAGGAGCGCGGGCAATTGCGGACGAAGCCGCAACACGTGTCGCGAGCGCGATCGACGCCCAAGGAGCCCGCGCGACCGGGCCGCTAACGGCTGAAGAGATCGCCGCCACGATCAAGGCGCGCGAAGCGGAGAACGCCGCGGACGTAGCCGCCGATCTAGCCTCCGGCCCAGGCGAATCGCTTGAGACCGCCGAAGCCCGCATGGAGCGCGCACGCTTGATTCAAGAGCGCGAGACGGCAGCCGTGGAGGACGCCGCGCGAGCCGGCGAAATCAACCAAGATCAGATGCTTCAACAGGCCCTCAAACACCAAGAGGATCCGAACAGCGCGCTTGCGTCAGCCCAGCGCAGCGCGTCGCTTGACGCAGAAAAAACCATGGCCGAATCGGCCGAGGGAATGGGCAACTACAAGACGGGCGAACTTGCCACGGGCCTCGCGGGCGCCGAAGCCGCGCACGGCATGAGCACCGGCGCCGGCAAAAGCGGCACGCTGAAGATCCTCGCGGGCGAAACGGCTGGCGCCGACGCCCTAGCATCGACCGCTAAAATCCGGGTGGCCGAAGAAATCCGAGCGCTTGCCGAAGAGGTCAAACAGCGCATGGGCGGCGCGGGCGAATTCTTCACCGGCAAAGTAAAAATCAAAAACCAACTAGCAACGCTTGAGCGCCGCGCCGCGTCGCTTGACCACCTCACCGACGACGCCGCGGGCCTCGCAGAAGCGCACAAGATCGGCGACGAGGCTAAGCGCGACTTCGACGCGATGACCGTGGGCCTAAAAGGAAAAGGCATCGACGAGGTTTCATTTGTCCGCGGGCTTCAGGAGGCCAGCCCGGCGAACAACCTACGCCGCGCGCTTGAGAGCGCCGATCTTTTCGGCGACAGTATCGCCGCGACTCAGATCGAGGCGAACAAGGCTTACCGGGAAATGATCCCCGCATCGATTGCGTTCGGAAAGGAATTCGTCCGCGAGGGCCTAGAATACGACATCCGCAACCCGTTCAAAATGGCAAAAACCATCGACGATCGGAAGGTATTTCAGTTCCTCACGCGCGAGCTTGCCCAAGGTGGCAACAACTCGCGGATCGACGCCTTCGCCCGCTACCTCGACAGCCAACTAAAATTCCAGACGACCATGGGCCGCCTCTATTCGCGAGGCGCCAGCCCGGCGGAGATCGCGCGCGTCACGAAGGGAATCGCCGCGGCACAAAAGGCGCGCGATCTGTTCAACGTGGCACGCAAGGCAGCAGCCGCCAAGGAAGCCGCGGACGTGCTTTCGCGAGACGCCGTAGAGCGGCTGAAGATCTCAGCGTTCGGCAGCGTCCCGCTTGTCGGCAAAGCCCTCGCGACCCTGGTAGATTTGCAGGCCCGCGCGACCATCGAGCGCGCCACAAGCGTCATGCTCGCAAAGACCGAGACCAAGATCGCCGAGTCCGTTGCGTCGTTCGTTCGAGGCGGAGAAAAAGCCGGCCGCGTGGTCGCAGAAATCGCCGTGGGCGTCAAACCCGCGATGAACGCCGCGCCAACGAAGCCACGCCGCGAGCCCGCCAAAGACCTCGCCAGCGTCCCCGCCAAAGCAACGCGCGAAGGCATGGCCGCCGAAGCCGCGAAGCAAATGGCGATCATCGCTTCCGTAGCCGGAACGCCGGCCGCGCTGAACGCGTACGCCTACGCCGCATCGAGGCCGATGCACTTCGAGAGCGACGATCGCCTTTCGTTGACGCTCGCAAACGCCAGCGCGCGCGCCGTGGCGTTCCTCGACGCGCACCGCATCACGCGCAGCAGCGACACGCTACAGCCGCAGCTTGAGCGCCCACAGCTCACCGACGCGCAGGTTAGTTCGTGGCGATCCTACGTGGCAACCACGACGAACCCGCTAGGCGTACTCGACGACCTCAACAAAGGCGCCGTCACACGCGAGCAGGCCGAGACGCTTCGCGCCTTGTACCCGGCGATCTACAGCGCGATCCAAACGAGAATGCTCGACGCGCTTCACGACGCCAAGCGAGAGATCAGCTACTCGCAGCGCGTGGCGCTCTATACGCTATTCGGAGCCGCAACCGACCCGAGCCTAGCGCCCGCGGCCGTTGCCACGATTCAGCAAAGCTTCGCACCGGCGCAGGCACCACGCCCGCGGCCGAGCAACGTCCGAGGATCCTTCGCGGCAGGCCCCGGAACGCCAAGACGATCCGCAGATAGAGGCATTCAATGACGCAAAGAATCGGAACGGGCGCTAGCGCCCAAATCACAACCTACGTCGCGCAAGCGGACACGACCGCGCGCCAGCTTGAAACGAGCGTGACCGTGGGCGGAGCCGTGGGCGCGCTTACCTCGCAAAGCCCATCCGGCAGCGCGCCGCGCTTGCTCTCAACCGGCCCCATCAACCCCGGGCGGCTTTACGTCCAGGGGGCGACAATCAAAAACGAAAACGCGACGAACACGATCTACGTGGGATTTGATGCGACCGTCACGGCCGGCGCAGGCTTCCATCTGGCTCCAGGCGCCGCGCTAGAATTGCCCATGAGCAACTTGCAAAACGTCTGGGTGATTACCGGCGCAGGCGCGGCAAACCTGCATGTGGTGGCAGTATGAGCGCCCCACGGATCATCAACCCCGCCACCGCTTCCGGCGGAATCCCGGTAGACGGCAGCGGAGCCGCGGGATACCTGGCCAAATGGACCGCCGCCACGACGCTAGGCGGCAGCACAACGACGGGCGCGACGGCTTCGCCTTACGTGGACTCAACCGGCAACGTCGGCATAGGCACGGCGAGCCCGGCCGGGCGCTTGCACGTCGTCGGCGGCACGGCAGCCGCCGCCACAAACGGAGCGCCGGTTACGATTATCGCGCAGACCGCAGGCAGCGGCAA